CTACGGCGCGATGAGACCGTGGCCGCGCAGCGCGTTGAGGATCGCCAGGACTGCGGCGCGGGCCTGCAGGTCGATCGTGACGCCGCCCGCGGGGTTCGCGATGGCCGACGCCTGCGAGCCGACGACCTGAGTCCCCGAGACGACGAGGCCGGCACCGACGACCAACTGGCTCCCGTCGAGCGCCGGGATGCCGCCCGCGACACCGGTCGGGAGCCACGCGACGTCCAACTTCCCGCTGCCGTCCGCCTTCGGAATCGCGTTCGGCGAAGAACTGGCAGTCGCGACTTCGTCGCCGCCTCCGTCCTTGTGGGTGAAGGCGTGAGGCAAGGGACTCGTCGACGGAATCCACCCGACGGCGAGCTTCCCGGTGCCGAGCGCCTTGGGGATCTTGTTCGCCGTCGGAGTGGCAGTCGCGTTCGCCGGGTCCTGGACGACGAGCGTGCTGCCGTCGAGCGTCGCGAGTCCGTCCGCGACTCCGGCGTCGTCCTCGGTCCAGATCAGCTTCCACGCCACGGCGCTACTCCATCTCGAACTGCCGCAGCCGCGGCGCGAGCGCCTGGTTCCGGAGGAGTTCCAGCGCCATGAGCACGGTCTCGGGCGATGCCGCGTGGCGGTTGATCACCTCGGCGAGATCGTCGTGGAGCAGCCGCGTCCGCTCCTTCTGCGTGAGACGCGGCTCCGCGGAGACGGGCGGCCCCGGATCGGCGGGCGCGGGCTCGGGCGACTGCTGCTCCGGCATGGGCGGTCCCGGCGGCAGGAACGCGCGCGGACCATGAGCGCGCTCGTCGGTCTCGCGCGCCGCGCGCGCGTGGACCCGTGCGAGGAACGCCGCGTCGGCCACGGTCAGTACCAGACCATCAGGCGCGTGATCGTCGTGTCGAAGATGACGCGCCCGTTCGCGGGGCTCGCCGGACGCGCGCCGGTCGTGTAGCCCTTGGGCCGCAGCGCCGTGATCTCGTTGTCGTTGAAGTCCCACGCGGTCCCGGCTTGCGACGCCGCGGGGACGCGCGTGTCGGAGAGCCGCCCGTCGTTGCCCGCGGCGGCCTGCTGCGATCCGGTGCCGAGCGTCCGCATCGACGCCGTCCCGACGACGCCGTCCTTGTTCGCGGCGGCGATGTGGGCGTCGGTGATGCCGAGCGCCTTCACGCGCAGCGTGTCGGCGTTGATCTCCAGGGTCGAGTTGTCGACGTTGACGTCGAGCGTGTTGCCCGTCTTCGTCAGGCCGTTGCCGCCGACGATGTCGCCCGCGCTCGCGAACTGCGACCACGTCAGCGCCGTGGTGTTGACCGTGATCGGCGCGTCCGTCGTCATCACCCAGAGCGTGTCCGCGTTCGCCGCGCCCTCCTGGACGAAGGTTGACGCGGCGAGGAGGTCGCCCTCGCTGTCCGCGTCGGTGGCTCGGTCGAGGATCCACGGCGCTCCGCCGCTGCCCTTGTCGGTGACGGTGTAGACGCCGTGCTCGAGGTGGGACGCGCCCTCGTTCTTCACGATCACGCGGTCGCCGTTCGCGACGGCGACGCCGTCCACGGAGAGAGCACCGTTCGCGGACGCGGTCAGCGTGTTCGTGGAACGGGTGTGCGAGGGGAGCGCCACCGCAGTCGCGAGGCGCGCGGAGTCCTTCGGCGCGAGGCCCTGCGCCACGCTGTCGACGTACGCTTTCGTCGCGAGGTGCTGCGCGCCCGTCGGGTCCGCCGCGTTGACGCCCTTGAACGCGCCGAAGTCGAGGTCGCGCGTCAAGGGGCCGAGGGCCGGCGCGGCGTCGCTGCGCAGCGCGGTCGTCGCGGAGCCGTTGACCGCCGCGCCGCCGACCACGCCGCTCGGGTTGGCGAGCCCGCCGAAGTCGTCCTCGGTGATCAGCTTCTTCCAGGCCATGTGGGGTCTCCGGGTCTGTCGTTCAGACTCGGCCCACGGGCGACTCCTTCAAGCTGCGCGGCTGCATGCTCCCGGGAACCGATCGGTCCCCGGGAGCTGTAGGTCGCCAGTCAGTTCAACGGCTTCGCCTCGTCATCCGCTGGCGGCATGTCCCGCAGCAGTTCGGCGAGTGTCGCGAGTCCCTTGCCCGGATGAACGGAGTACAGGCCTTCCGAGTTGTAGGTGAGCATGAAGGCCCAGTACGGCGAGTCTCCGCCGGGCCACGCGTATCCATTCTGGAGGCCGCTCATGTGCTGCCACTTCAGGCGCGGGTTCTCACGCTCGGCCCGACGCAGCGACGCCCACGTGTGCTCCTCGGACCGGATCTTCCGACAGAACACGAGCGTCGTGGTCGCACCGGGCTCTCGGATGATCGCCCCGTGCTCATCGACCGTGCCCACAACCGCGTAGGCAACCGCCCACTGCGGGACGATCACAGATCCCCGCTTCCGGTCCGAGAAGTTGAGCGTCTCGGAGTGCATCGGCGGGAAGGCGTGCCAGTCCCAATGCGTCGGCAGAACCTCGTCCGATGCGCTCGGCAGCGATGCGAGAGTCTCCAGCGTCGGGGGCCACGTTCGAGGGGGCGTCGTGACGCCCAACGCCGCGCGAGATGTTGAGTAGCTCGTTCCGGTTTCGAGAGCGCGCTCACGAATGGCGCGCTTCAAGTGCTTGTTCTTCGTCATGTTCCCATCCTGAATCGGCACCGCGTCGCGCCCCCCAACGCGTCACGGCGCAAACAGGATCGGGTTTGGTACGTCTGCCCGAGGAAGCTAAACCCCTTTGACCTCTTGACGGCACCGGGGGACGATGCCGGAGAGGCTTGTGCGTGGGCGGTCGCGACGAGGAGTCTACCGCCCCTTCGCTACGTGCCAAGCGCCTGCCAGTGGACCGTGGGCGCGAACGTCGCCGGGTCGCCCGGGAAGACCGCCGCTCCGCCCGCGATCGTGAAGCCCGTCGCCGTCACGTTCGTGATGGTCGGGTTGCCCGCGTAGCCGAGGATCGCCGCGGTCACCTTCGGCGAGTTCTGGAACGGCGTCGGGAAGACGATGTCCACCGGCGAGCAGTTCACGACGACGTGGCCCTCCTGCTTCTTGTTGAACTTCTGCCGCGTGACGACGAGCCGCGGGATCTGCACGAACCGCGTCCCGTCGCCCGTCACCGTGACCCGCAGCCGCGCGTGCCAGAAGGCGTGGACGCCCGGCGTGAACGGCCGCCAACCGTCCCACGGACCTCCCGTAGTCGGACACGTGTCGATCTCGGTCTTCGCGTCGACGGGCACGAGCGGCGTCGCGCGCCACGAGTGCCTCGACGCGAATCCGCGCAGGCCGTGCGGCGCGGGCGTGCCGTCGGGCAGCGTCTTCGCGCCGAGCGCGGGGTGCAGGCACGCGCCGAAGGGGATCGCCGCGTCGATCGGCTGCGCCGCGCCCGACAGGTCCACCTCGAGTCGCGTCTTCTCCAGCGCACCGGCGTCGATGTCGGGCGTCGTGTACGTGCCGGTCGGCTGGTAGCGCGCCATGCACGGCGCGGGCCACGCCCCGAACGGCGGCGACGTCGCCGCGCCGAAGTGCGGCGGGATCTGCGCGAGCCGGAGGTTCCCGGAGCCGTCGATCTCCAGGTTGGACTTCTGGCCCGACCAGCCGCCGCCGCCCTCGTCGGACGCGCCGGCCGTGACGTGGTCCTGGAGCGACGCGATCTCGACCGTCGCCGACGCGCCGACGAGACACGCGCGCCCGAGCTTGTCGATCGCCTTCAGCCAGAAGGTCACCGCCCCCGAACCCCACCACGCCCACGCGTACGGCGACGCCGCGAGACCGGACGCGACGAGCGTTCCGTCCTCCCACGAGGCGCCGACGCGGATCTCGAAGGAGGTCGTGACGCCGTCGGACGCCGCGTCCCAGCGGAAGTTCACGTTCGCGCCGTCCTGCGCCGCCGCGAAGCCCGACGGCGTCGCCGGCAGCGCGGGCGTGCTCGCGTGCGCCGACGGCGCGACGCGCACGATCTCCCAGTCGGACTCGGGCGTGACGGTGCCGTTGGGGAGCACGCCCGCGGCCGCGAAGACGTACGACCGCTCCGGGTTGAGCGCCTTCACCGTGAACGTCGTCGCGTCCGTGCGGCCGATCTCGGTGAAGCCCTGTCCGTCGGACTTGAAGACCGCCGTCGTGCCGGGGCGCTTCCTCGTCCAGGAGAGGACGACGTCGACGACGGGAACCGTGTCCGTCATGACGCCACCCGCGCCGTGAGACCCGTCACCGCGCGCGAGGTGTCGGCGGCCGAGACGCTCGTCGAGGACGCGGTCACCGGCACCGTGACCGGCTGGAGCGTGTACGCGGAGGACGCCATGACGCGGCCCGCGTACTTCACGGTGAGCTTCCCCTTCTCGTCGCGCCCGACCATGCCCGCGAGTACGCGGACCTTCAGCGTCGTGGCGGTGGCGCCCGTCGAGTACGGCGTGCGCGTCTTCACCGTGACGATGTCGCCCGCCTCGACGTGCTGCACGCCGGGGTGCGCCTCCCACGTGCAGGGGAAGGGCGCCTCGTGCGCCTGCTCGGCGAGGTGCCGCAGCATCCGAGCCGCCTCGTTCTCGCGCGTGCAGCCGCGCAGGTCGATGTCCTTGACGTTGAGCGGCGTGCCGGGCGCGACGTCCGCGACGGGATAGAACATCTCGTCCTGCCCGTAGCGGATGCGCTCGTTCCAGAAGGCGCCGCGCAGTCCCGTCGGCGACTTCGACCAGTCGTCGAGCTTCAGCACGAACTTCCCCATGTTCTGGTTCGGGGGATCGACGTCGTCGACGAACGTGAAGACGCCGTCGCCGTCCGCATCGAGCGGGAAGCGCCACAGCGCGCCTTGCAGCGACGCGAAGCAGTAGCCGAGGAACGCGACGTCGGCGACCGTCTCCATGAGCGACATCGGCGTGTCGAGCACCATGTTCAGGACGCAGCGGCGCTCGCCGTTCGCCCCCGACGGCGTCGACGTCGGGTCGTCGCCGGGCCTCAGCACCCACTGGTCGCAGAAGTCCGCGAACGCGGTCCATCCGTTCAGGTCGCCGCTGGCGCCGACGAGGAGGTCCGCGCCGGTGAAGAAGAAGCCGCCGCCGAACCGTTCGGCCGCCACACCCTCGGAGGACGTGACGAGGTCGCGGATCGCGAGCGCCGCGTTGCTGCTGCTGCCGAGGTTGCGCGAGCCGCCCGCGGTGCGCGGGTCGTAGAGGGCCGCGCGCGTCGCGAGGCAGGAAACGCGCAGCGACTGGCCGTTCAACTGGCCGCTCGCGATGGCCTCGATCGCGAGCATGCACGTCCCCGGATAGACGAAGCCCTCGCGGAGCACCTCCGTCACGTAGGCGAAGGCGAGGTCGTCCATCACGAGCGAGTCCGCCGACGCCGCCGTCAGGCGCGTCACGCGGACCTCGTACGCCTCGCGGTCGAAGGCGGCGAGCGCCGCGGCGGCGGTGGCGTCGCCGGTGATCGCGAGCTTCTCCAACTCGTCGTGGATGCTGATCTCCCAGCGGACGGTCGACGCCCTCTCCGCGAGGAGACCGAAGTCCGTCGCCGACGCGTTGCTCCGCAGCACGGTCCAACTCGTCGCTCCCGCGATCCGGTACTCGATCCGGATCTTCAGGAGCACCGGGTTCGTGCCGCCCGAGTTGTCGTACTGGATGAGTCCCCGCGGCGCGTTGATGCCGATGCGCAGATCGTCGACCTGGCGGTTGTCGGTCGTGTACGTCTGCACCGCGTTCTTGACGAGGAGGTCCTGGAACGGCGGGTTCCGGCTCGTCTCGGTGTCGGTGAACCCTTCGATCGGGAGCTGGTCGAGCGTGCCCGGCCGCCACGTGATCTTCAACCCGTGGAAGCGGGCCACGCGGTAGGTCGCCGTCACCGCGGCGTGGTTCGCGGGTGCCGTGCCGAAGACGACGGACGTCTGGCCGTGGCTGTCCTGCACGATCGCGAGGCCGCTCGTCGCGAGCACGTCGTACGTCGTCCGGATCACGTAGCCCGCGGGCGGCCGCGTCGCGAAGCGGATCTGGAGCTTCCACGGCGCGACGCGCTGGGCGCTCCACTGGTAGACGCCCACGCTGCGGAGCTGCTCCTTCTCGGGGCGTCCGGGCCCGCTGATGAAGACGCGCAGCGTCGCGTCGAGGAGCTTGTCCGAGTGGTCGTCACGGACGATCGTGAACACCTTCGACGTGCCGGTCGAGGGCACCGTGAAGCTCGTCGTCGCGTGGGTCGCCTGCCACGACTTCACGACGCCCGCCACCTTCACGACGACGGCCGGCACGTCGTCGGTGCCGAGGTAGGCCCACGCGTGCGGCAGCACGAACGTCTTGTTCGAGCCGTTGCCGGTGCCGATCGAGACGTCGGTCTTCAGATCCGTGAGCACGTCGACGTCGTTGATCTGGATGCCGGTGATGTCGGCGACGACTCCCTCGCAGACGACGCCGAGCCACTTGACCGCCTGCTGCGTCTGCGCGTCCACGCCCGGGACGTTGTTCTCCGCGATCGAGGAGACCGACTCGGAGACGACGACGGGCTTGACGACGTGCGTGCCGTAGAGGACCGGCACCATCGCGTCGGGGCCGCGCGGATTGTCGAACTTGTCGATCCCGTACGTCGGCGAGTCGCGCAGCGTCTTCTGCCGCGGCGGCGCGGGCGTGAGTGCCGTTCCCGCGATCGTCGCCGCACCCGCGATCATCAGCGGGATGCCGATCTCCGAGGCGACGCCCGTGAACGTCAGGATCGCGCCGATGGCGATCTCCAGGCCGCCGATCACGTAGCCGATGGAGCCGCCCACTACGACACCACGAGCGCGCGGGCGTCGGCCGCGGACGGGAAGCCGCCGAAGCGCAGGAACTGCCCGGCGAAGTGGATGCGGCAGTCGTCGACCGTCTGCGCGCAGGTCGCGAGCGATCCGACGTAGCCGCAGTGGGCGCCCTTGTAGAGCCAGCGGCAGCGCAGGCCCTGGCACGTGCGGTCGGGGACGCGGACGGTGTCGGCGGGGAAGACGCCGAGGTCGATCGCCACCGCCTCGCGGCCGATCCACTGGCAGGACGCGACGAAGAAGACCCACTCGATGACGAGCGCCGTCGGCGTCGATCCGGTGAGCATCGTCCTCGCCGCCTGACGGATCGTGACGCGCTTGCCGCGGATGTCCTCGCCGCCCGCGCCGGGATAGAGGAGCGGCCCGAGGACGCCGTCGGCGTTCTGGAGGATGAGCTGCAGGCCGGGGATCTGGCGCTCGGCCGACTCCTTGATCTCGGTGAAGAGGCCCGCGTTCGGCGTGAACGTCAGTCCGTTCCACGTGCGCGCGTCCGTGTCGAGCGCGTAGCGGAGCGGCCCCGCCGTCGTCGCGATCTCGACAAGCGCGACGAGGTCGAGCGCGTCGCCCTGGAGCAGCGCGATGAAGGAGGCGTCCTTGCTCCTCATAGCGCGTTCGGCGTGCTGGCGTAGCTCCAGCCCGGACCCGCCTCGCGCAGATGCACCTCGAGCGTGCGGTCGGCGACGTTCGTCCCGCCGAGACCGCCCGCCTCCATCTCCTGGGAATCGGGCAGCTCGTCGCCCTCGAAGCGCACCGGATAGTAGAAGTCGTACGTGAGGACGACCGGCAGCGTGGCGCCCGGTGCCGTCACGAAGTGGACGACGAGCTTCGCCGACGTGCCGAGGGCGTACGCCCCGCCCGTCTCGTCCTTCAGCGTGTAGTCGGTCGTGATCGTCTTGACGACGCCGTTGACCTTGACGACGAGCGTCGCGGCGTCGACGTAGCGCCGCGTCGCCGCGAAGTCCTTCGTGGAGCCGTCGCCCGTGCCGATGGCGTCGGTGACCTTCGCGGCACCGTGGTTCTGCGGCTTGAAGAGAAACGCTCCGAAGCCGCCGAACGCCGCGCTCCAGAACGCCTCGAAGCTGCCGTAGCTGCCGCCGAGATTCGGAAACAGCATCTTCCCGCGCGCGACGAACTCGCCCGCGGCGTGGAGCTTCAGCGCGGTCCTCCGTCCGCCGCTCTGCTCGTAGACCGCGGTCGAGAACGCGACGTACTCGCGGTAGCCCTTCTTCAGGAAGACGAAGGAGAAGATGGTCGCCATCAGTCCCTCGGCCGGAATCCGCGCCGCCCGCTCTGGCGCAGCGACGACGCGACGACCGCGGCCTTCGCGTCCGGCGACGCCCGCGCCATGACGTCGTCCGCGACGACGGCGGGCGGACGGACGATGAGCGTTCCGTTGAAGTCGCCGCCGCCCTTGCGCGCGTCGCTTCCCGACACGTTCGGCGCGCGCATCGCCGCGCCGAAGCCGTTGCCAGCGCCGCCGACGCTCCACGTTCCGGCGAGGGCCGACTTCAACTGGACGGCGGCCGACGCGGTCGCCGTGGCGCCCGCGCCCGCGGCGTCGCCGGCAGGGGCCGCGCCGCCGCCGGTCACGCCGCCGAGCAGCGCGCCGACCGCCTTCGCGATCAGCGCCTGCTCGATCATCTTCGCGATCTGGAGGAGGAAGCTCCGCGCGAAGTCCTCGAACGCCTGCTTCGCGCTCTTCGCGCCCGTCGCGACGTCGTTCAAGGCACCCGCGAGGCCGCTCGACACGTCCTTCACGGCCATCTCGCCGATCTGCGCCCCGAGTTCGCGCGTCGTCCCGAGGTCGGCGTTGACCGTCTGGATGCGGTCGTGAAACCCACCGAAGAAGTCGCTCTGCTTCGACGGGTCGTCGAGGTTCGCCTGCTCGTCCTGATGCGCAAGCGTGCGCTGTCCGGAGATCGTCGCCGACGCAGCACCGCGCTCGGCCTCTGTCGGCCGCAGCGCCTCGATGTAGCGCCGCGCGGCAGCGGCGCCCGCGTCGAAGCTCGCTCCGACCTGGTCGAGCGTCTTCTTCGTCGCCTCGTCCACGAGCCGCCGCTGCGCCGAGACCGTCGCGTACTGCGCCGTGATCTCGGCGAGCTTCGCCTGGTGCTCGGCGGCCAGCTTGTCGAGGTCGGCGTTCTTGCCCTTCTCGTCCTCGACCTGGCGCGCGTAGCGCACGTTCTCGTCGGCGATCTGCGCGTCGAGCGACGTGCGCGACAGGTTCTCGATCCCGCGCCAGAAGTCCTCGGTCGCGCGCGTGACGCCGCGGTTGGTCTCCTCCCCGAGGTTGCGAATCGTCGTGTCCGCGTCGTTCTTGATGCGCGCGACGTTGGCGAGGTGCGTCTTGTAGTCGGCCTCCTGCGTCGCGGGGCTCGACGTGCCCGACATCATGCGGTCCTGCCACTGCCGCGTGTCGCGCACGTCCTCGGCCGCGAGCGACGCCGTCATCTGCGCGCGGATCCGTCCGACCTGATCGTGAGGATCGAGGCCGCACATCGTCTGCGACTGGCCCAGTCCACGCGCCGCGTCCTCCGCACTCCGCGTCGCCTGCTTCAGCGTCTCCGCCCGGCGCTGCGCGTACTCGACGTCGAGCTGGAGGAGACGGTTCAGGAAGTCGCGCCGCACCGTCTCGACGTTCTTGCCCTCGCGCTCCGCGAGGGCGACGGCCGCCTCGCTCTCCTGAAAGAGCAGCGCGTAGCGGTCCACGTAGCCCCGCTGCTCGATCTCGCGCAGCTCGAACTGCATCGTGCCGGCCGCCGACGCCAGCCGCGCCTGCTCGGTGCGCGCCGCGACGTCGGCGTCGGTCTTCGCCTTCTCGATCATCGCGTCGAAGCGCGTGTTGATCGCGGCGAGCGCGGAGACGACTTCGGGCGACGACGTCAGCGCGCTGCGCAGTTCCGCGAAGTGCGTGCGGATCGCGGAGATGGCGGACGCGACGTGGTTCGCGGCCTCGACCTGATGCCGCTCTCCTTCGTCGAGGGCCGCGTTCTGGTCCGCGAGGTACTTCGCGACCGCCTCGTCGCGGCCCGCGTTCAGTTCGCCGACCTGGAGCGGCAGCCCCGCGAGGCCCCGCTGCTTCATCGCGGACTCCGACGAGAGCTTCCCGGCGGCGTCGAGCTGCGCCGCGACGAAGCGCGCCGCGGCGAGCGTCTTCTCCTGCGCCTCCGTGGCCCACAGGTCGATCCGCTTCTGCGACTGCTCGGCCGTGATCTGCGTGAGGCGCTTCTCGGCCTCTTCGATGACACCGGAGGAGGCGGCCACGGCGCCCATCGACTTCGAGAGGAGTTCCTCCTTCCCGCTGAAGTCCACGTCGTACCACGCGGTGTTGCTGTGCGTCTTGACGCCCTGGTCCGTCAGACGCTTGACCGTCGATGCGGCGGCCTCGTACTCGACGCGGGCGCGTTCGATCTCCTTCGTGATCTTCTGCTCTTCGACGGTGACGCCGCGCGCGCGAGCGATCTGCGCGTCCGCGTAGTTCCTCGACTCGGTGTCGAGGCGCTTGAGGACGTCGCCCTGCTCCTTCGCCGCGTGCTCCGCGCCCTCGATCGCGAGTTCATTCGACGCCCGGAACGCCTCCATCGACTTCGTCACGGCCATCACCGACAGACCGATCGCGGCCATCGAGATTCCGACGAGTCCCGCGCCCTCGGCGACGTGCGCCAGGTGGTACGACATCCGCCCGAACTCGGCCGCCGCCGCGCCGCCCATCTCGCGTAGGCCCTGCGTGAGGATGCCCAGCGCCGCGCGCGAGCCCTTCATCTGCTCTTCGAGACCGCCCGTCGTGTCGATGAACGCGGCCTTCGTGTCGACGCCGACCTTGCCGAAGACCTTGAACTCGGCCGTCGTCGCGGCGACCGCGGCGCGCGCCTTCCCGAGGTCGGATTCGAACTGCGCCGAGTCCGCCTTGAGCAGGACCGCGAGTTGGCCGACGACCGACGTGCCCATGCGCTACTCCGCGCCCTTCTTGAAGCTCGCCGCGATGGCCCGCATGACGTCGAGCTGCTCCTCGGGCGACTGCTCCTCGGAGTCCGCGGCGCTCCGCTCCATCGTGGGGCCGCGGGCGACTTGTTCCAGCAACGGCGCGAGTTCGGGCAGCCGCTCGGTCCGCGCGAAGGCTTCCGCGTGCCACGCGGCCGAGACCGCGAGCGCTGCGGAGCGGCGCACGGCGGCCTGCGCGCCGCGGACCTGGCTCAGCGTCTCGCGCGGCGTCTGCCGCCAGAAGACGTCAGGAGCGACGCCCCAGTCAGCGGCGAGATCGCGCCACTCCTCGACGGTCAGGACGCGGGCGTCGAGGGCGCGGGCGTCTGCGACACCGGCGCCATCGGAGGGTCCGGTCGCGGACTCGCCGGATCGGGCGCGGGGTAGAAGTACTGGACCGCCTCGAGCATGACGTCGAGGCCCCGCTTCACGCCGATCGCGCCGAGGAGCTTCCCCGCGTCCTTGAGCGACACCTCGGGGTGCTCGTCCTGGAGCCCGGCCCACAGCATGGCGCGCAGCGACCGCGCCGAGACCTTGCCGTCGAGGATCTCCTGCACGCCGACCGAGAGCGGGCGGCCGGCAGGGACCTCGTACTCCGCGGCGACGTTCCAGTTGAAGCGGACGCGGTACTCCTTGCCGTTCGCTTCGAACGTCGTCTCGCCGCGCAGCGGGTTCGGCATCGTCGTGTCTCCTACGCGAAGTTGGTGAGGACGGGCTCTCCCGTCAGCTTGACCTTCACCGACACGGTGACGAGGTCCTTGTGCGTCGAGACGACCTCGTGCCCGATGAGGAAGCCGTTGCACGTCGCGGTCGGCGTGCTCGTGAACTGCGGCCACTGGATCTGCCAGCCGCGGACGGTGCCCGCGAGGAAGTCGGCGAGGAGACCGGTGGTGGCGCCCTGCGACGCGTGTTCGGGGCGGAAGTTGAGGAGGAGATCGATCTCGCCCGCGGTGCCGAGCCCCGCGATGAACTCCTCGAAGTCGTTCGGCGAGTCGTTGTTCGTCGCGTCGACCGCGGTCCGCGACATCTTCAGGCCGTTGATCGTCTTGACCTCGGCGACCGCGGCGTAGACGCCGCCTCCGGGAGTCGTCTCCCGCAGGAACTGGGTCTTCTTGCCGATCTTCGCGCCGGTGGCCGCCATGCTCGTCTCCTTGTCCTCGCCGCGTTACTGCGAGATCGCCGCGACCGTCAGGTCCGCCTCGGTCGAGTAGGTGACGATCACCTTGCCGGTGCCGTCGTTGAACGCCGCCGGGTCGAAGACGCCGATCTCGACGGTCGTCAGCGCCGCGACGACGACGGCGAGATCAGTCTTCGCGGCTCCCTGGGGCAGCGCCGCCGCCGGGAGCTGCGACGCGAACGTGACGGTCCGCGCGGCCGAGGCGTGGCCGTTCTTCACGCGGAAGATCGTCTTGCCATTGTTCGCGAACGAGTCGCCGCCGTTGCTCGCGGCGACCAGTGCCTCGACGAGACCGGTGCGCACGACCTGCTGGATCGTCAGAGCCGCCATGAAGACCTCCGGACGTCTTCAGCTTCGGGCGGCGGGCGACTCGTTCAACTCTCGACGCCGGACGTCGTGATCTCGTAGTCCTGGCTCGTGCGGTACGCGCCGTCCGCAGCGTTCACGCCCGGGTCGAACTCCCATCGCTCGCTGAGGAGCGAGGCGTCCTGGACCGCGAGTCCCGCAGCGCCGCCGTCGTGGCCGTCGAGCGTGGCCCGCACCGCGAGCGCCAGCGCCGTCGCCTCGGCGCGCGTGTCCGCCCACGAATCGACCTGGAGCCGCCGCATGCGCACGCCCGTCGGACCGAGCAGATCGTTGTCCTCGTCGCCGTAGACCTCGGTGAATACGACGGCGGGGAAGGTCGGCGCCTGCGGGAGCACCTCCGTGTAGACGCGCTCGCCCGCGCGCGCCGACACGCCCGCGTCGTTCGCGAGGAGCATCCCGACGTACTCGCCGAGCGTCACGAGTTGAACGCCCTGCGCGTGTTGTCCGAGAGCGTGCCGCGGCCGGCCTGCCCGGCGAGTTGTGCGGCCTTCGCCTGAAGCGCGGCCCACAGTTCGAGCCCGACGCGGTCGGCGACGGTGAGCTTGTTCTCCTCGAACGCGGGCGTGAGAAACCGGCGCGGTGCCTCGTGCGCCGTGCCGAACTCCGCGAACTTCATGTACCAGTGCTTTGCGTCGGGGCCGACGGCCACGGTCGCCGACGTGGGCGAGTCCGAGCGCACCGCGCGCGCCGCGATCGAATCGGCGCCGTGGCCGATCTCCGCGGACTCGCCCGACTTCCTCTGCTTCTTCGAGCCGCGCCGCTTGTCGTCCGTGCCGCGCGGGGCCTTCGCCTTCGCGGCCTCCACGATCGGCTGCGCCGCCTTCTTCAGAGCGGTCAGCATCACGCCGCGCTGGAGCGCCTTCGGGAGTTGCTGCAGGGCGGCGTCGAGTTCCGCGACCCCGGACGTCTGCACTTCGATCACGACGGCCTCTTCTCGGCGCGCGCGCGCCCGACGATGAGGACGCCCTCGCGCCGGCCGTCCTCGGCGACCGTGACGACGTCGAAGTCGCGCTCGTCGTACGTGACGACGTGGAGCGGCGTGATGTCCTTGCGCCATCGGACCGTGAACCGCACGTCGCCGGACGCGACCCACTGCTCCTGCCCGAACTGCTCGCGACCGCCGAGCGGCTCGACGCGCGCCCACACCGTCGCGATCGGCCAGTAGGTGACGACGGCCTGCCGCGACGAATCGACCGTCTCGACGCGGCGCTTCAGCGTCACGCGACGGTCGAGGAGGCCCGCGCGCACCGGCATCAGGCGGCGTGCCTGATCACGCGGTAGGGGCCGAGGAGCCACGTCGCCGCCTGCGGGATCTCGTGGAGCTGCACGGGCGACTGCGTCCCGCGGTTCTCGTAGAGGTTGTCGACGATCATCAGGATCGCGCGCTTCACCGCGTCGGGCACCGCGGCGGCGTCGCCGTAGCCCGCCGTGAAGTCCACGCTAACGGCGTCGGGCTGGAAGCGCGGCGACGGCCAGACCTGGCCGAACGCGGGGACGATCTCGCCGGGCACTTCCGCGAGACGCACGACGTACGCCGACGGATCGAGCGTCTGCTTCACGCCGTTCCCGTCGATGTACTTCACGTTCTCGACGGAGGCGAGCGGCGGGTGCGGGACGACGATCGCGCGGCGGCGGCGCGCGGCGCGCAGCGCGTACTCGTCGTACCACACGGGCATGCCGCTCCACGGGACGAAGGAACCGGGGATCGTTCCCTGCGTGGAGAACGACCAGTCGCCGCAGCCGCCGGGGAAGCTGTCGAGGAGGAGCCGCCACGCCTGCGTGACGAAGCGGCGGCGGCAGTACGCCTCGGCGTTCGCCGTCGCCGCGGAGATCAGCGACGTGAGGAGTTCGACCTCCTCGGGGTTCTCCGAGCGGATCTGGACCTGGGCCTCGGCGACCGTGACGGGCGCTTCGGACGGGGCCGCGAGCAGGAGGAGCCCCATGTGCGGGCCTCCCGACTACGGCTGGTAGCGGCGGTCGCCGCGGACGAGCCACGCCTCGCCGAGCTTGCCCGCCTCGTTGATCGTGAGCTGCGCCGTGACGAAGACGAACCCGCCCGCGCCGTCGAGGTCCGTCGCCTGCTTCTCGATCTTGACGTCGGCCGGGGCGTTGCCGCCCGCGCCCGCGACGACGACGGCCGCACCGAGGTTCTTGGCGCCCGCGCCGCCCGAGGACGTCGCCTGGAGGAGCTGCACGGTCAGCGTCTTCGCCGCCGTGACCGCGCCCGCCTTCGCGAGGGCCACGAAGCGTCCGGCGTTCGACACGTCGACGTACGTGCCCGTCACCGGCGCGGTGCCGCAGTCCTGCGGGGCCACGACGTTGTCGAGGGCGAGGAGTTCGGTCAGCTTGATCATGTCGGGGTCTCCTGCGCCTAGCGGCGCGCCGCTAGTTCAGCGCGATGAACGGGCTGTAGGTCTTGGTGTCCTCCTGGACGATCGGGGCCGAGAGCCACGGCCCGCCGTCCACCGTCCGGAACGCCTTGATCATCGTCTTGTTGTTCTGGAAGAGGACGTGCTCGGACGCGGCGACCGTGACGTCGACGCCGTCCTTGATGATGTAGTCCTTCAGGTCGGCGAGGAGGACGTCGCCCGCCGTGCCGAGCGAGGGCGAGCGGAAGTTCACGACGACCGGGCGGCCGAGCAGCGTCGGCGGGTTCGTGTACGCGCCCGGCAGGTTGTAGCCCTCGACCCACAGGTAGCGGTTCGCGGGATCGACCATCTGGCGCAGCTCGGGGATCGTGTTGCGCCCGACGATCCAGACCGCCGGGTTGTCCTCGTGGATCTGCGCCTCCATGTTCACGAGGTCCACGTACTTGATGTGGCTCGCCAGGTTGCGGTTGACCTTGATCAGTGCGTCGCACGCGAGGACGCCCTTCGGCCGCCCGACGCCGTTGCCGGAGAGGAAGGCCACGTCCTCGGCGGCCAGCAGCGCGCCGCGGAGCAGGCGGTCGAGCAGCACGCCCGCGCTGCGCCAGTTGCGGAGCAGCTTGTCCGTCACGACGAGCGACGCCGAGACCTCCTTCGGGTTCCAGCGCGTCTCCTTCAGCGACGCGGACGTGTCCTGCTTCGTGCCGCCCTCGGCGGTCCAGTTGACCGTGACGCCGCCGAACATGTTGCCGGTCGAGGTCTGGTCGAGCGTCGGCAGCACGAGTTCCGCGTCGGGCATGTCGCCCGCCGGCACCACGGTCGCACGCGGGCGGAAGATCGCCTCCTGCGGCGAGACCTGCTGGAGGTCGGGACGGAACTCGTCGGGGATCATGATCCCGCCCGAGGCGCCCGTCTGGACTTCCATCAGCGCCTTGATGCGGGAGTCGTCGCGCTGGAAGCGCGCGCAGAAGATGACCTCGCCGAGGCTCTCGAAGCCGGGGTTCTCGACACGCGGCTTGCGCGCGCCGACGACCTTCGCTCCGTCCGGCTGCGGCTTCGCGCGGACGTCCTCGATGCGGTCGATGATCGCGCGCTCTCCCGCGACGAACTCGTGCCGCTCGATCTGCGTCGCGAGCGCCGCCGCCTGCGCCTTCAGGTCGCCGAAGCTCTTCTCCTCGTCGGCGGTGAGCGCGTCCTTCTTGACGAGCGCCTCCATGCTCTCGACGAGGCCCTTTCGCTTGCGCTTCAGTTCGAGGACGGCGGTGCTCATGGGCGCGTCTCCTGTCCGGTGGATCGCTTCGACCGGTTCAGCCTGCGCCCGCGCGCGACTCGTTCAAATCTGCGCGCGCAGAAGTTCGACCTCGCGACGGCGCTGCGCCGCGCGGTCGACGCGCACGACGCGCGGCGTCGCGATCTCCAGCACGATCGGCGTGGACTGCCGCGGTGCGGCGGCGTCCTTCTCGGCGCTCGCGGCGAGCCGCTCCGGCACGCGCTGGAAGCGCGAGAGCCCGAACGCCTTCACGCCCGAGGAGGGCGGCGTCTCGACGGCGTCGGCGAGCCCCTCGGCGACCGCCTCCTCCGCGGTGAGCCACCACTCGCCGCCGCTGTCGGCGACCCGCTGCTCGAACGTCGCGGCGCGGCGGCCCGTGCGGCGCGCGTACGTGGCGAGGAGTCCCGTCCACGCCTTCTCCAAGGTCGCCGCCGTGTGCTTCATGTCGGCGGCGTCGCCGCTGCACGTCGTCCACGGGCGGTGGATCATCATCATCGCGTTCTCGGCGACGAGCGTCCGGCCGCCCGCCATCGCGACGATCGACGCGGCCGACGCGGCGAGTCCGTCGACGTGGACCGTGACGTCGCCCGCGAAACGCGTGAGCGCGTTGTAGATCGCGATCCCGTCGAACACGTCGCCGCCCGGGCTGTTGACCCGGACGTCGAGGGCCGTGACGCCCGTGAGCGCCGCGAGGTCGTCGATCACCTTCTTCGCGGTGACGCCGCCGCCCGTCCAGGGATCGAGGCCGATGACGTCGTAGACGTACATCGACGCCGATGCGGCGGCTGCTCCCTCGCCGCGGACCAGCGCGAACCCACGGCCGTTCGTCGGGGGACTCATACGGGCTCCTTCTGCGTCGTCGTCTCGGGATCGACGGCGACGGTCGTCCCCGCGGGGACCATGTTCATGGGCTGGAGGTAGACGTCGCCCTCCGGTCCGATGCCGTTGAGGTTCTCCAGGCGGCGGATGTCGTTCACCGACACCCAGCCCCACTGGCGGGCGAGCGCGTAGCCCTGCATGCGCGTCGCGAAGTCGCCGCGGAGCAGGCCCGCGACGTTGTGCTCGACGAAGTAGCGGCGGCGCTCGGCGGGCGAGAGCAGGTCGCGCGCGATCGTCTGCTCGATCCGCACGAGCCACGGGCGCAGCGAGTAGATCGCGAACTCCAGCGACGCCTGCTCCATGTTGGCGCGCGGCTGGCTCTTGTCGTCGTAGAGCATGTGCAGCGGCACGCGGAAGAGGCGCGCGATCTCGGCGACCTGGAACTTCTTCAGCTCGAGGAACTGCAAGTCCTCGAAGGTCATCGAGACCTTGTTGAACTTCGCGCCTGCCTCCAGGACGGCCGTCTTCCCGGCGTTCGTGGCGCCCGCGTACGCCTCGTTCCACGAGTCCTTGAACCGCTTGTACTCGTCGTCCTCCATCGTCGTCGGGTGCTCGACGATGCCGGCGATCCGCGCGCCGTTGCGCAGCGCCGACGCGGTGCCCTGCTCCAAGGCCATCGCGACGCCGATCGATTCGCGCGCGAGACCGATCGGCGTCAGGCCCGTGACGCCGCCCCACGAGAGCCCGTGGACGCGCCAGACCTTGTCCATCGAGAGCGTCTCGGGCGCGACGCCCGGCTGTGACACGCGCAGCACGAGCGGGGCGTTGGGCTTCGGCCGCTCGATGAAGCAGTGGTTCGGGGCGATCGGCCAGACCTCGCGGACGTCGCCGCCGCCGTCGCGCAGCACGCGCGCGTACGAGTTGCCGCGCAGGAGGACGTGCGCCATCTGCGTCTCGCGGGAGGCAAGCGCCGTGTTCTCCGGGTTCGCGAGGACGTCGAGGATCTCGTTCAGCGGATGGTCCGGCGCGGGCCGCTTGTCGCCGTTGGGCAGCCGCTCGAAGACGGCCATCGGCAGCGTCGAGACCGACTCGGCGAGTACGCGCACGCAGGAGAGGACCGTCATCACGCGCAGCGCCGTCTGGTCGGTGACGTTCACGCCCGCGAGCGACGGCGCGCTGACGCCGGGCCACCGCTGGAAGGACTCCGGCGGATCTTCCGAGGTCAGGAACGCGCGGATCCCGGAGAGGAGCCGGGAGCCGACGCCGCGGCGCGAAGGGGCCATCCCATCGAGTGTGGGCGCGCGGGCGACTCGTTCCACCTGCGCGGAGCATGCGACGCTCGCGTCGCGATCGACGCTACTCAGGTGCGGGGCGCGGCGGCCTCGTAGAAGTTCTGTCCCGCGCGCGGCCGTTCGGTCGGCAGGACGTGGAGCTGTCGAGTCTTGTGGAATCGCACGAACGCTTCACGCTGGGGCATCTGATCGACCGACGCAATCTTCGCGGCACAGCACACGACCGGCTCTCCGCCTGACCAAGCGCAGCGGTGGATGAAGATCTCCTCGTTTCGCTTCATCGCGGCCGTGCAGAGATCGCCGACTTCGTCGGTCGTGGTGATCGCCCGAATGCGATCGTCATCCTCCCACGCGTTCGACCACGGTTGCTCCCGCGCGCGTCGGTGGTGAAGGACGAGGTGCAACGGCATATGGCTCCCTTCGCGGCGAGACTACAGGGAGCGATTCGGCGATGGAACGAGAACCGGCGGTGCGCGGGCACCGCCGGGGTCAGGACATCGGAGCGTGCCGATCAGGTCGTCGCGGACGCGGCCGCCGGGGCGGTCTCCGGCGCGGTCTCCTTCGGCGCACCTGACTTCTCCTTCGACTTCGCGGGCTTCCGCTTCGGCGTCGCGATCTTCCGCTCGATCAGCCCGAACCAGAGGAAGCCGTTCGCGGGGTTCCCGCAGAGTTCCGACGCCAGCGCCGAGAGTGAGCGGTAGTCCTTTCCGTCGCAGCGGAACCCCTCGTCGAGTACCGACACGCGGATCGTCTTGCCCTTGTACTCGCGCGTCAGCGTCGTCCCCGCAGCGGGGAGCCGCGGGTCGCGCTCGCGCGTCCGCGGGGCCTTCGGCGTCCGCGCGGTCGCCGGGACCTTCGAGGCCTTGCGGGAATTCCCCGCCTTCGTCGACTTCTGCTTCTTCGCCATGTCTGCGCCCTCCTTGAGCGTGCACGGACATTCGCTCTGACGCGGACGAAAGCCAGTCGTCGCCGCCGTGGAATCAAGGTGGAGTCAGGATTCGACGCGCGCCGCCGAACTTGACTTGCGCAGCGCGTCTCAGACTTGGACACGACCTCGCGACAACCATTGCGCCGGCTGAGGACTCGCACCATTCCAGTTCATGCGGTTCGCGCGAACGGTAGCCTCGATCCGCATGGCGACGACATCGGAGTTGCTCTTCGACAAGTACTGCGAGGCGCGCGGCTACACGTCCACGCCCGTCGAGGCAGGTCCCAATCGAGGGCAGACCCCGGACCGCATCGTGTCTACGCCCTCGGGGCGCATCGTGGTCGAGATCAAGGAACTCACGGCCAATCCCGACGACAGGCGACAAGCGCGTGAACTCGCGGAGACGGGCATGACCTCCGGAGGAGGCCAGCCGGGGGCGCGCGTTGGACGGCTGATCGAGCGAGCTGCCCCGCAACTCAGACAGTTCGCAAACCTCGCCCTGCCCTCCGTCCTTGTGGTCTACGACAACATCGTGGTGAACGGTCAGCGCCCGCGCGGGGGCTACTCGATCCATCTGGAGTCGTCGTTCATCGACTTCGGGATGTACGGGTTGCAGACGGTCGTGTGCAAGGTGGTGCAGACGCCGGTCGCACCGAGGCTCGTCCCGGTTTCTGACGGCCGGGGCGGCGAGCGGCAGATGACGGAGGACGAGCGCGTCTACATCAGCGCCGTGGCGGTGCTTCAGGAACACCACGAGAGCCGTGATCCGTATCTGGTGACGTACCACAACTACTTCGCCTGTCGGCCGCTTCCTCCTGCGGCGCTCCGAGGAGGCGACGACCGGCACTTTGAGAAGCCATCGCACCCGAACACGTCGCCGCAGGAGTGGCGTGAGATCTTGTAGTCGGAGTTACCCCACAGTCCTCACGCCTCGATACGCGTACGGCGACGCCGGACGATCCGGCAAGACCATCAGCCGCGAGAGCGCCGTCACCGCGGCGACGACGCCGTCGATGCGCCGCGTTCCCTGCGCCGCGCCGCCCGGCTTGACGGGCTTGATGTTCCCGGCGGGGTCGGAGGCGACCTCGCAGTTCGCGACGCACCAGCGCATGACCGGGTTCCCGTCGTGGCGGATACGGCGCGAGCGCACGAGCGCCTCGAAGAGCTTCGACGGCCCCGAGAGCGACGCATAGCCCTGGCGTACCTCGACCATCTCGACGCCCGCGGCGACGAGCGACGACGCGAGGTGATTCGCGTTCCACGGGTCGTAGCCGATCTGCGCGAGGCCCTTGTGCTTCACGCGGATCTCCTCCAGGACCACGCGGTAGACCTCGCCGTAGTCGACGACGTTGCCCTCGGTGACGCGCAGCCATCCCTCCCGCGCCCACACGTCGTAAGGGACGCGGTCGATGCGCGCGCGCTCGTGGAGCACCTCGCGCGGCAGGAAGAAGAAGGGCACGAGTTCGACCTCGTAGTCGAGGACGAGGCGGTGCTGCACCGGCGGCGCGGAACCCTCCTTCGTCTGCACGTCGAGCGTCTCGGCGGGCCGCGCCTTGTCGCGGCGGCGAAACGCCAGCACGATCGCCGTCAAGTCGGCGGATGCCGACAGATCGAGGCCCGCGCAGCACGACAGCGTCGCGAGGTCCGTCGCCGGTTCCGCTCGCCGACACGCCTCCCAGGACTCCGGCGCGATCCACACCGTGCGGCTCTCGGTCCAGATGTTGAGTTCCAACCGCAAGAACGAGTTCCGCTTGCGCGGCTCCGCCTTCGCCGCGGCGCACTCGGCGCGCATGTAGTCCAGCGACTTCGTCACGCCGAGCGACGGGTTTGAGCGATCCCACGTCGCCTCGTCCGTCCAGTCCGCCGCGGCGTCCGACTCGAAGATCACGGGCAGGTACTGCTCGTCCTCGATGACGCCGTCGCGGACCTTCTTCGCGTACTCGTACTCCTCGTAGCAGATCGACTCGCGGTCGTCTCCCGCCGTCGTGATGATGAAGACGACCGGCTGGCGCCGCGCGCTCGTGCCCTTGTAGAGCGTGTCGAAGAGGTCGCGGTTCGGCTGTGTATGGAACTCGTCGAAGATCAGGCCGTGCACGTTGAAGCCGTGCTTCGTGCCGACCTCGGAGGAGACCGCCTTGAACGTCGAGTTCGTGGCACGCTGGACGATGGCGTTGCGCAGCACGGTGATGTCCGCGTCGCGCAGGAACTCAGGGTTCTCGCGGGCCATGACGGCCGCGTCGCCGAAGACGATTCGCGCTTGGTCGCGGTCGGCCGCGGCCGCGTAAACCTCGGCACCCGGCTCGTCGTCGCCGAACGCGAGGAGGAGTCCCATGCCCGACGCGAGGCCGCTCTTCCCGTTCTTCTTGCCGACCTCGAGGAACGCCTTGCGGAACCGCCGCGTGCCGTCTGCGCGCTTCCAGCCGAAGAGTGGGCGCACGATCAGGTCGCGCTGCCACGGAAGGAGTTCGAACGGCCGCCCCGCGAACTCGCCCTTCACGTGACGCAGGTACGTCGGGAAGAACGCGCACGCCTGGTCGGCGGCCTCCGCGTCGAAGTGGTAGCGCCCGTCGGCATCGTCGAGTCGGAGCGACACGCCGCGCCAGCGTTCCCACGGAGGAGCGCCGTCGCCCCACCAGTTCGTCGGCGGCGTCCGCCGCGCGCGTCGCCTACCCACGGCCGCGGCACCGGTCGCGCCGCCAGAACACACCCGGCCGGTGACGAGAGCGCGCGCAACAGAAGATGCACCAGATGCCCGGCTCGTAGTCGTCGCCGCGACGGAACGTCGGCATTGCCATGAGGTACTGCCAGCGGTGGAATCCGAGACGACAGAGGAGACGGCGGATCACGTCGGCCGCCGATCAGCCTTCTTCCCGCTGAACTTCTCGAAGCGCGCCACGATGACGTCGACGTACTTCGGGTCGAGTTCGACCGCGCGGCAGCGGCGGCCAGTCTGTTCGGCGGCGACGATCGCGGTGCCGGAGCCGCCGAAGGGCTCGTAGAAGCACTCGCCCTGCTCGAGGTGGTTCTCGATCGGCCGGACGTAGAGCGCGATCGGCTTCTGCGTCGGGTGGTCGACCTTCTCCTCGCGCTCGCCCGCGGGGTTCATCAGCATCTTGGGCGAGGCGGCATCCCAGATCGTGCTCTGGTCGCGGCTGCCGCGGAACTTCGCGGCCCCGTCCTTCCGCGCGTACCAGCACGGTTCGTGCTGCCAGTGATAGTGCTGGCGGGAGAGCGCGAAGTGCGGCTTCCTCCAGATGATCTGCTGCTTCAACTCGAAGCCGATGCGGCGCAGGCCGATTCCGACCTCGACGGAGAACGCGCTCGCGTGCCACACGTACGCGGTGTCGAGCGACGGGACCAGCTCGAACGCCTCCGACCAGTCGGCGCGCGTGTCGCCGCTGATCGCCGTGTTCGTGTGGCCCTCGGCCCGCTGCATGTAGCTGCTCTGCGCGGGGCCGAGACCGTTCAGTCCGGCGCGGTCGCGCCATTCCATGTCGAGCTCGACGCCGTACGGCGGGTCCGTCAGGAGCAGTCGCGGCGCGTCGCCGTCGAGGACGCGCGCGACGTCGGCGGCGTTCGTCGAGTCGCCGCAGAGGAGACGGTGCTCGCCGAGGAGCCACAGGTCGCCGCGCTTCGTCGTCGGCTCCGCGGGCGCCTCGGGGACGTCGTCGCCGTCGCCGCGGCCTTCGACGTGGAGCAGCCGCTCCAACTCCGCGGCACTGAACCCGCACGCGGCGCGCAGTCCCTCGTCGATGCCGGAGAGCGCGGCGACGAGGAGGTCGTCGTCCCACGTCGCGAGTTCGCCGGCGCGATTGTCGGCGACCGCGTACGCCTTCGCCTTCTGCTCGTCCTCGAACGTGGCGACGGCGATGTCGCTCCACCCGAGCGACCGCGCGGCGGCGAGCGTGCCGTTGCCCGCGACGACGGTGCCGTCCGCGAGCGCGACGACGGGCTTCCTCTGCCCGAACTCCGACAACGACTTCGCGATGGCGTCGAGGTTGCGCTTGTCGTGCTTGCGCGCGTTCTGCGGATCCTCGCGCAGCGACGCGATCGGCCGGGCGAGCGGAAGGAGGTCGGGCGCGATCACCGCCGCCCCGTCCTGATCGTGGACTGGACCTGCGCGCCGATGTACTGCTCGGCGAGCGGATCGATCGTGCCGTCGTCGCGGCAGATTCCATGTGAGCGAAGCACGGGCGCGAGCGCCTCGGCCTGGTGCGGCGGCACGTCGGCGACGCGCGCCCAGTCGCGGATGACGATCTTCTCGGAGCGCGTGCGGTCCGGGACGAGGGGCCACGCGACCGCGAGGCGCTGCGCCGCGACGTTGTCGCGCAGGTAGACGAGCGCCGCGGGCTTCACGACGACTTCCTCTTGGCCGCGCTGCCCGCGACCAGCTTGAAGAACCGCCGCGCGTTCGACACGTCGTCGCCGTTCGTCTCCGTGTCGGCGCGCACGCGCGTCGCAGCGGCGGGCGTCAGCCCGAACTCCATCGCCATGCGCCGGTACTCGGACTCGGCCTTCTCCATCGCGATGGCGTGCGGGTTCCGGTAGAGGTCGCCCTTCGCGTCGGCGAGGACTTCGCCCATCTCGCGCACGGTGGCGGCGAGGCGCAGGTAGCGGACCTTCGCGCGCACGAGGAGATCGAGCGCCTCGACCTGCTGCTTCTGCAACACGCCCATCGCGGCGAGGCGCGCGCCGAGTTCGTTCCACTCGGCCAGCTCGCGGCGGTCGAGTCCGGCCGGCGCGTCCGGGACACCCGCGCTGCCGCGCGGCTCGCTCGGGCTCTCGCGGCAAGGACGCAGCGTCCCACGCGCGCGCTTCATCGCGCTGGGCAACGGCGGGGGACCGCGTCTACCCATCGCGCAGGCTCGCGACACGCGCGCCCACGGCGCGGATGACGGGGAAGTTCGGGCTCACGTCAGGCTCGCTCGGAAGTGCAATACCTGGATGCGCGTGCGAGCGAGGCGCGCTCCGGTCCACCGCGCCGAGGTCGGCACGTCCGACCTCCCCCCTCCGGCTGCTCAATCGGCAGCTCCGGCACCTCCGGCGGCGTCGTGACGCGACGCCAGCCGTTCCCGTCGTTGGCGAACACGCGCGCCGTGCGCGCCGCGGGCGCGGGGAGCGGCGTCCCGACGAACCCCGCGACGAGCGCCGCGATGCGCGGCTCGTCGCCGCCCAGAACGACGGCGTCCGCGCCGTGCACGGTGACGATTTCGGCGTCGCCGACGCCGCCGTCGTCGAGCGCCGTCTCGACCAGCGCGGCGCCTTCGGGCGTGCGCCAGACCGAGTCGAGATCGGTGAGCGGCACGGCGTAGAGCGTGGTCATCGTCCTGCTCCTCGCGGCCCGAAGCGGCCGTCCTCGCGCGCGGTTTTGCGGCTGTGGTGGGCGTGGCAGAGGCTCTGGAGGTTCTTGGACTCGTCCGTCCCACCGCGGGCGCGCGCCACGACGTGATCGACGTCCGTCGCGGCGATGGACCGACCGTCGGTCAGGCACTCGACGCAGAGCGGATTGCGGCGCAGATGGGCGAGACGGATCAGGCGCCAGTGATGTCCGTACCCACGACGTGCGGCCGACGGACGCAGCGAGTCGATCTCGGCGCGCACGGCGCGGTCGTGTTGGACGCAGCGCGCGCGTCCGCGGACGAGAGTCGGGCAGCCGGGTTCGGCGCAGCCGTGGGCAGGGCGGTGGGGCACGTCATGCAGCGTCACCGTTGGCGCGACTCGTTCAAGCGGAGCACGCCGACGTGTCCGCGTGCGAGCGATAGATTCGCGGCGGGGACGGCGAGACGATCTCGTCGGTCTCCATTTCGGTCTCGCGGATGAACTCGCGTCGGCAGGCGTCGGAGTGGAAGCGGCGTCTGCCCTTCGGGAGCGGTCGGTCGCAGCCGCGGCACATCCACGAGCCACTCTGCGCGCTGTCGATCCGATCCAATCGGGGCATCGGCGCGGGCGTCATGACCGGAGGAGGCGGCGGGAACCCGCACTGCGGGCAGCGGTCCAGCAGGCCGGCGCGCGACCGCGCGAAGGACCGAGCGACGGCTGCGGGCGAGAAGCCGGACTTCCGCATCTTCTCGCGCTGCTGCACGCACGACGTGCAGTCGCCGTCGGGGCAGCAGGCGACGCCGAGCAGCAGACCGGCGATGCAGTGCTGCGCGGTCTTGTCGGACGCGATGCAGGGAACTCGACGCACGCACTCGCGAGGATGAGCTTCAGCAGGTGAGTCCGGCGTCCGGTGACGGCACGTGACGTCACCTACTGCAAAGTCCCACATGCGCGCGGGCATGAGGAGTTTGTCGTCAGTGACGTCACCAGCCGTCATGCCGTCACCGACTGGTTCTGGAAGAGGCCCTTCAGTTCGAGACCGAACCACTTCGCCCCGTCGTTCTCCTTCTTCCAGACGTACCCCAGGTCGATCAGCAGCGCCTTGAACTCGCGGTCGCGCACCGCCTCCTCGCCGGCCGACTCCGACCACGCGCGGTAGGCCTTGTAGAGCGCGGCAGAGCCGACGTCGGCGTCGGTCCGCTGCACGCATCGCTCTTCGATGAACTGCCCGAGGGCGTCCTGGCTCTCGCGGAAGTCCTTCGTCGCGGCGTCGACGGACGAGACGTCCGGCAGGCCCTTCGCGTACCACTGGAACGCGCCCTCGACGATCCAGGCGAGGATGCCCTCGGCCTCGGCGCGGAGCTTCTCGGGGAGCTTCTTGTCCTGCTTGTCCTTCGGGAAGTGCGCGAGGTACGGGATCAGGCGGATGCGCCGCCAGATGCCCTCGTCGGTCCCCTTGATCCGCGGCGTGAAGTTCGAGAAGAGCCACGGCTTCAGCACCGGGACGAACTCGATCTCCGACTCGTACATGTCGCGCGCCGTCTGCGGGTCGTTGCCGGTGATGCCCTTCAAGAACGCTTCGTCGAGATGCTGGCCCTCGTCGCCCTCGAGCGCGGTGACGAGCCGCGCGCCGACGAGACGCACGACGTCGGAGCGCGGGCCGCCGTGGCGCTTGCCGCTCGTGAACGTCGCGAAGTCGGCGTTCTTCACGTAGTCGCCGAGGACGAATCGCACGGCGTTGCTCTCGGTCGTCTTGCCGTTGCTGCCCTTGCCGTGGCCGATGAAGACGCACTGCTCCCTCGTCTGGCCCGTCGACGAGTAGCCGTATGCCCGCTGCTTGAACGCGACGAGTTCGGCGTCGTTGCACGCGACCTGCTTCTGGAACTCGATCCATGTCGGCGCCGGCGCGTCCGGGCGGTACGCGACGGGCGCGAGCTTCGTGCAGTACGCCTTCGGGTCGTGCGGCCGCAGCGTCTTCGTCGGCAGGTGGACGATGCCGTTGTCGACGTTCAGGAGGTCGGGGTCCGCGTCGAGCGCGGCGACGTCGAGCGCGATCTCCGGCATCGTCGCGAGGATCTTCAGGATTCCGCGGATGCGCGGCTCCTGCTCGCACTTCCTGGCGTAGTCCGACAGCGGCTTCTTGCGGTCCTCGGCGAGGTCGGCCGCCTGCCGGTAGGTCTCCCGCGCGGCGACGATCACGCACTGGGTCAGGACGCCGTGCCGGTCCCGCTGCCACCGCTTGCCGACCCAGAGGAAGTAGCCGAACCCCTCGACGTGACGGACGTGCTCGCCGAAGAGCGCCGCGATTCTCTCGGCGGCGCCGGCGTCGGTCTGCGGCTGGAACTTGAGATCGACGTCCCGGCGCGGTGTCGGAATGGAACTCGGCGCGGCGTCGGCGTCCGATTCGTCGTCGACGACGTCGCGGTCCTCGGACTCGCCCGCGGGCGTGCTCGACGGGGCCGTCGCGCGCGGGACGCCGTAGAACTCGGTCCGCCCCTCCAGCGCCTTCGCGATCGTCCGGTCGCGGTAGTCCTCGCGGTCCCACTTCTCGCGATAGAGCCCCGACTGCCGGACCAACCGGTCGATCCGCGCGACGTCGGGCCCGCACCAGAACGCGAGGTAGTCGCAGAGAGCGAGGTCGGCCGCGGAGTCGTCGCCGCCGTGGCCGCTCGTGTCGCCGCCCCACAGGCGACGGAACGCGTCGCCGTTCTTCGCGGCCATCGCCTTCTCGACGATCTGCGTGTCGGAGATGTCGGGCGGCCGGGACGACGGCTTCGCCGACTTCTTCTCCTTCGGCGGCGCGGACTCGATGCGCGCGTACAGCGCCGTCACTGCGTCCTGGCGGTTCTCGATTTCCGGCGGGTACTCGATCAGGCGGTCGCCCGTGGCGGTGAAGTACCGGCCGCGGTCGTACATCTCGATCGCTGCTTCCGGGTGAGCCCCCGGGATGTTGAGGCGGCGCTTGTTTCGCCCCGGTCCAGGAAGCGTCGCCCGGACGATCAGGTGGACGCCGGTGCCGGACGGACTCGCCTCCGAGTAGCTGGAGACCTTGTCGAGGATCGCCTTCGCCCACGGGTCGATCGCTCCCGTCGCCGCGTCGCGGCAATGGTCGAGGTCGATGCCCGTGTACACGCCGTCGGCGAAGACGAAGCCGACGCCGTCGTAGCGCCCGGCCGCCTGCGCCGTGAGCGCCTCGTCGAACGAGCACCACGTCTTCGCGTTCGTGCTGCTCGCCTTCGACCCTCGGCGCGAGTAGGGGATCTTCGTCGGCTTGTCCTTGCCGGGGACCTGCTCCAGCCGCCAGACGAGCCACTGCGGCAGACCACGGAGTTCGGCGGGGAAGTTCTCGCGCACGAGCGCGGGGTCGAAGTCGGCGTTCATCGGCGGCCTCCGGCAGGAGCAGCGGCGGCGACGTAGGCGTCGAGACCGGCCGCTTCGAAGTGGGCGCGGACGCGCCGGGTGATGTCGAAGAACGTGCCCCTCGGGAGTCCGAGGGATCGGGCGGCGTCGGAGGGGCCGAGCCGCAACAGCGCGGCGCACACGGCGCGAAGTTCGGCGGGCATGCGATCGACGACGGCTTGTACGTCGAGCCGCATGTCGTCGCGTTCAGCCGAACTCAGTCGGGCGCCACGCGTCCGGCGAGCATGGTCGTCGTCGTCGATTGTGTCGGCGCGCGGGACGGCCGCGCCGGCCGCGGTCGCGATCTCGTCCTGCAACGACGCGCGGCACCGCCGCCAGTCGCGCCGCGCCGCCGACCTCTCCTCGATGACGCGCGCCGTCGCGTTGCGCGCCACGGCGACGACGAAGGCCTCGCGACGACCGCGCTGCGGGTCGAACCGTGCGATGCGGTTGCAGAGTTCGAGGGCGGCCTGCTGCGCCAGGTCGTCCGCGTCGTCGCGGCGGAGGCCCGCCTTTCCCACCGCGCCCAGCGAATGGTGGCGCGCGAGCGCGAGGTCGTGGTCGGTGACGAGATGGGAGGGCGCGCTGATCTGCACGGCTCACGCGGTCCCCGCGTTCGCGACCGCGACGCGGACGGGCAGGCCGTGCTGGACCTCGATCGACTCGATGTCGAGGTCGCGCTCCAGGTCGAAGAGAGCGAGCAGTTCGACGACTTCGCTGCGGAGGGCGAAGTCCGCCGCCGCCCGCATCGGATGCGGTCCGTCTCCCTTCCCGAGGCGGATCTGCCTGACGATCCGCGGCGATGGGAGCCACTCCGGCTCGGCGTCGCGAACGCGCAGCCGCTCGACGTGGCCGAAGTGGATGTCCTGGAACAGCTCGACGAGGCGCCTGCGTGATGGCGAAAGGCCGCGCTTCGCCGGGTCTCGGTTGCAGTCCGCAGTGTTCATCCGCGCCTCCTCGTGTTCGGAGGGCGGTACAGCCGCGCCCTCGAAGGGAGAGGCGCGACACTGCGTTTCGTCAGGGCGACATCCGATGTCGCCGGGAGAGACGGACCAGAACGCGGGGAGTTGGTTCGGCTACGTCCGCCAGACGACGGTGCCGTCGGGCTCGTACACGCAGACGCCGTTGATCTTCACCGTGTTGCGGAGGTGGCGCCCGAGGGCTTCGTGAGCCTTCTCGATCAGGGAGATGCTCCGCTCGATCGCCTTGCCGACGCTCTGGCGCGCCCGTCTCTCGTCGCGGTCGACGTTGCGGATCTTCCCGCGTCGGCCGGTCACGCTCTTCAGATACTTCGCAATCTTCTCGCGTTCCGTGTCGATGCGAGCAAGCTCGACTGCGTCGTTGCTCGATTCCGCTTCGCGCCGTTCTTCGACCAGCGCAAGCAGCCGCTCCTTGCACTCCTCGATCGTCGTCCTGTCCGTAGCGGGGATCGCGGTGCCTGTGTTGTCGAGGCCCTCGTCGGCATCGACCTGCCCCCCGCGCTCGCGTCCGCGGGATGACGCCTCTGCCGCTGGCTCGCGCGATGTCTCGGCGACGAGTTGTCGGAGCGCCACGCACCCGACGTCGGTGTTCGGCCTAGCCAGGAGACGTCCGATGTACTCCAACCCGACCGAGTGCGCGGGCGTGATGGACTTCTCAGCGTAGGTGATGGTCCACGTCCCAAGGTCACGGTCGCGGACCCATGTTGGCTGCGCAGCTTTCGCGGCTTCCTCTGCGCGAAACTGCTTTTGGAGGGAAAGGACCACGAGGGAGTCCTTCGAGAGCGTTCCGCTCACCAAGTCCGACACGTGGTCTCGGACTTGGTCCTCGACGACCTCTCGGATTCCGTGTGCATGGCGTTTGTAGAGTTCGAGCACGTGCCCCGCGGCCCTGTCGGCCGACTCACCGGGGACGCACTTCACCACGCGGCTGATTTCGCCGCCGAAGCGGCGGAGGAACGCCTCGTCGGCCATGCCGTCGATGTCGATGGCGGTGCCGACGTACGACTGGAGCATCGTTCGATCCTTGATCGACTCGCGCCCTTCACTGAACAAATCCGTTCCGTAGAGTTCACCGGGATCGCGTTGCGCGCACCCGGCCGCGAGAATGGCGAACCGCCGGTCGATGCACTGCGAGCAGTTCCCGCAATGCGGCTTGTCCGATGAACGCTTCCTCTCCCGGCTGCAACTCACGGTGTCCCGGATCAGGTCCGCGCCGTGCCGCGCGGCGACCGTGACGATGTCCGCCTTGGTCTTCCAAAGGAAGGGGTTCTGAACCTCGAAGGCGTGGCCCAGCACGACGCGGAAGAGCTTCGCGAATCCGAGGAGCGTCTTGGGGTGCGTCGTCCGCGTCGCACGCGAACCGAGAATCTGCTCGGAGATCGGCAAGTTGATCGACGTGACGCCGTTCTCGTAGAAGCGGATGCGCCGAAGTCCGAACACGGAGGCGACGGCGACGCCGAGGGACGCGAAGAGGAAGGACCGACTTCGCTGGGTGAAGTCGCGAGTGATCGCCTCCTCCTTGTTGGCCCAGACCGGAACGTGCATCGCGCGGCCGCGGACGGCGAGTTGCGCCACGCGCGCCGCGAGTCCCTTCTGTCGAGGATCGACCCGCGGAGACGAGCGGTGGCTGACGAGCACGGCGCGTCGACCACGCCCCACGACCTCATGCAGCGCGCCCGCGAGGGAGTCGAGACCGCCCGAGAAGAGAAGCACCTCTTCGGCGTCCGTCGGCGTGGCCGTCTGCGAGGCGAAGTCGAAGTACTGGTCCGCCCGCGAGGTTCCCGTGAGCTTCGAGAAGTGGAACTCGTACTCGTCCTCGGAGAGGAATCCGAGGACGTCCGTCAACGCGCCGAGCACCTCCGCCGACGACCACAGATCGAGTTGGCGCACCGGAACGTGAAAGGCGAATCTCCGCCGCCAGCCGGCGCCCATGTCGCGGACTCCGGAGCCGCCGCGAGATACGGCCTGGTCGGCGCAGTACACGTACGCGGCGAGGTCGAGCAGGTCGAGGACCGCGTCGGGGAGTTGCACTTGCTTCCGGCTGATGTCGAAGATGCTCAGGTTGACGTTGCCGCCGCTTCCGGGACGGTCGAGTCGAATCGGGTCGGCCTCCGAGGCGGCCCCCGGAGGGGCCTGCACGCCGCCGCAGAGAACGGTGCGCGGCTCCTTCATGCCGTGGCCCGCCGCTCGAACTCCTTGCGGAGCTTCTTGAGGGCGAATGGAACGAACCGCGCCACCAGCTCGCGCGGTATGCCGTTCTGCTCGTAGTTCGTCTTCGAGAACCACTCGCCCGCGAACCGTTCGACGATCGCGCTCGCCTCGCGGCAGTGCGTCTCGATTGCGCGGTTGAACTCTGCGTGGTCATGGATGTTCGCGAAAGGCCGCTGCTGGTCAGGCGTGGACTGGCCGACGAGGTTGGAGACTTCGCGCGAGAGGAAGTTCGTCAGGTATCGGCGCGTGAAGCGCGAGAAGAACTCGCGCATGAGGCCGCCCATCTGGGCCGTCGTCCCGAACTTCTCGAACGTCCTCTGGACATCCTCGGGCGTCGTGCCGAACAGGCTGCGGGTCCGCTCTCCAACCAGCCCCTCGATGGTCTCGACCGCAGCGAGTTGAGCCATCTCCCCGAGGTCCGTCTTCCCGCCGACCTTCGCCTGCGCACGATCCACGGCGTCGGTGAATGCGGCCGTGATGTCGAACAGCGTCGGCCGTCGGCCGACGTCGAGACCCGCGTCGCGAAGGGCATCGACGAAGTCCTCCGTCTTCGCCGCGAGGGGAATCTTGAAGAGCAGCGAGACGGCGTGCAGCAGCGCAGGATCCTCGGCGCCGACGCGGAGTCCTTGGAGGGACGCGTCGAGTGTCGCCGCGGCGACCTGAGACGCGTCGGCGCTGCTCGCGACGAGATTGACTACCTCGCGCCAGTTGCGCGTCTTCGGCAGTCCATTCGCGAGGTGGCTGTTACCCATCGTGCTCTGAAGAGCGAAGATAGCTTCGTGAGCGTGTCAGCGTTCGAACGGAGCGAGTGTTCCGTCGCCAGTGCGACGATCATCTGTCGCATGACAGCCAACTTCGCATCAGGCGGCAACGGGAAGCACTACGAGTGGTTCGGCGTCGTACAAGGGCACGACGGCGCGCGCGTGACGTACCACGGAGTTGCGCCGCCACCGAGCGCTTCGAACGACGTCAAGCGCTCGCCCGACTACACGGGCAAGAAAGCGCCTCCGGATCGCGAAGGGCGCGTCGCCGCGTTGCGCGAGTTGTTCGGGAAAGAGGTCTACAGCCGCGATGCCGGGATCGTCTGCCGCGTAGGCGATGACGGGAGCGTCGACGGCTGGTTGCTGCTCTAGGTCCGCGCGCGATGCCGCAACTGTTCACGCAGTCCGCACATGTTGCGCGAGCCGACACCACATCGTGCGCTGCTTCGACCACTCGGGCACCGCCGCGATCGGGCGGACGTCCGTTTCAAGGACCGCGTCGGGGCCGTGCAGCGTCCGCGGCAAGTCGAGGAGCTGCTCTTGGATGTCGGGCGCGAGCATCGCGAGGGACGCGATCTGCGAGACGCGGGCTCTGCTGACTCCCGCGAGCCGCGCGACGTCGGCGTAGTCGCGGACGTCGCCGGACTCGATCAGCGCCGCGAAGCGGTGCGCCAGCGCAACGAGCCGCGCGATCCGCGGGACGCGGCCCGAGACGACGGGCGTCGGCGTGGGGACCGCGCCCTCGACCATCCTCCTGCGTCCCTTCGCGGCGGCCTTGAAGTGGACCTGCGTGCGGAACGTCCAGTCGCTCGCAGGCGCGTCCGTGTTCATGCGCATCGGCGTGACTCCTTCCTGCCCGCGGCGACCTCGGCCGCGAGCGCCTTGATCCCCGTCGGGCGCAGCGTGATCGCCAGCGTCCCGTCGCTCCCGTCGTAGCCGACCCGCTCGACGAGCAGCCGCAGGATGCGCGCCTGCTCGCGCGGGTAGAGCGCGTCCCACATGTCGTCGAACAGACCGAGCGTCGTGACGAGGTCCCCCTCGTCGACATGCTGGCGCTCCGCGGCAGCGAGCGCCTCGCGCGCATCGGTGAGCCGACGCTCGGCGGTGCGCGTCTTCTCCGTCAACTCGGCGAGCCGCGCCGTCGCGAGCGCGTCGTCCTTCGCGGCGGCGTGCTTGCGCACCTGCGCGGCGAGTCCGCGGAGGTCCGCGTCAGCGGCGTCGTGCTCGCGCGCGAGCCGCGCGACCTCGGCGTCGTGCTGCCGCCGCGCGGCGTCGGCCGTGTCCGCCACCAACTGCGCGTCGCCCGCGATGGCGCGGATGCGGTCCACGACGTACCGCTCGACCTCGACCGCGGGGATCGCCTTCGTGGGGCAGGACGCCCATCCCTCCTTCTGCGCCCTGAGACAGCAGTAGTAGCGGTAGCGCCTCGTTCCCTTCTGGGTCCAAGTGTGGACCATCCCGGCGTCGCAGGGCACGCAGCGGACGAGCGACTTCAGGAGCGCGCCGTGCTTGTTGCGAACGGTCGCGCCGCCCGTGCGGCCGTTGCGGCGCAGGATGCCCTGCGTGCGCTCGAACGTCGGCTGGTCGATGATCGCCGGGTGCTCGCCGTCGTAGATCGTCCCCTTGTAGAGGACGCGCCCCGAGTAGGTGGTGTTGGAGAGCATCGCGAAGAGGTTCGACTTGTCGAAGCGGCTGCCCTCGTGGACCGTGCCCTTCTTCGTGGTCCACGACTTCGTCGTCCAGCCGCGCTCGTTCAGGATCGTCACCGTCCCGACGAGCGACTGCTCCTTCAGGTAGAGGTCGTAGACCTCGCGGACGCGCGCCGCCTCGGCGGCGTTGACGACGAGCCGTCCGCAGTTCGGGTCCACGTCGTAGCCGAGGATCAGCGTGCCGCCGACCCACTTCCCCTTCTTGCGCGCGGCGCTCATCTTGTCGCGCGTCCGCTCGGAGATCATCTCGCGCTCGAACTGCGCGAAGGAGAGCAGGATGTGGAGCATCAGGCGTCCCATCGAGGACGACGTGTCGAACTTCTGCGTGATGGAGACGAACGCCACCTTGCGGGCGTCGAAGACCTCCATCATCTTCGCGAAGTCGAGGAGCGAGCGGCTGAGCCGGTCGAGCTTGTAGACGAGGATGACGTTCACGCGGCCCGCCGCGACGTCGTCCATCAGCCGCTTCAGCGCCGGGCGCTCGGTGTTGCCGCCCGAGTAGCCGCCGTCGTCGTAGTGCTCGGGAATGAGTTCCCATCCCTCGCCGCGCTGGCTCGCGACGAACGCCTCGCACGCCTCGCGCTGCGCGTCGAGCGTGTTGAACTCCTGCTCGAGGCCCTCCTCGGTGGACTTGCGCGTGTAGATCGCGCAGCGGAGTCCCGCCGGGGTCGGTGCGGTCTCCTTCGTCTGGTTGCGTCTCATCGGTCGCCTCCCGCCGCCGCGCGCGGCTTCGCCAGCCCGAAGAAGAGGAAGCCGTTCCAGCGCGTCCCCGTCACCAGTTCCGCAATGGCGGAGAGCGAGCGGTGGACGTGCCCCTCGTGCTCGAACCCGGCGTCGAGGACCGTGACGCGGAGGACCCGGCCCCGGTACTCGCGCGTCAGCACCGTGCCGGGCATCGGGAGCCGCGGGTCGTGCGACTGCGCGAACTCCTGCTTCGTCGTCCTGCCGAAGGACGGGAGCCCCGCGTCGAACGCGCCCTCGGGCGCGCGCACGCGGACGTCGGCGTCGTTGGCGAGTTCGGCGGCGCGGCGCTTCGCGCGCTCGCTGAGCCCGCCTTCCTCGTTCGCCTGCATGCGCCACGCGATGCGCTTCCAGAGGAAGTCCTTGTGGCGCGAGCGCGTCTCCTCGCCGAACACCTCGTGGTACTTCTCGCGCAGGTCCGCGACCGTCATGTCCCTCAAGGCCGCGATCCGCGCGGCCGTCGTCGTCGTCATCCGAGCACCTCCAGTTCGGCCGCCGGGGCGCTCCCGACGGCACGGGACGCATGGACGCTCCGGTCGCGGGACGCATCCACTTCGTTCTCGGGTTGACGCGGCGGCTCCTCGGCGGGCCGCTCCGAAGTACCTGGCGGCGTCGCCGGCGCGGCGCCCCGGGCGCGCAGTGCGCGGTAGCGCAGGTAGCCCGTCGCGAGCAGCTCCGCGACTTCGCGGGCGCGCGCCTCCTCGGACATGAGGGCGGGATCGTCGGGATCGTCCACGGCGGCCTCCGGGCGGACCGGGGCGCGGCAGGACGTGCGGGTGTCGCTCGGGCCGGACCTGGCGGGGAACGACGACGCAGGTCCGCGCTCGCGCGGCACCCACGGCGTCCTCCGGGCGTCCCGGCCGGTTCGTCGTCTGGTGTTCGGGGCTCCCGCGGCGACGCGCCGCGAGGGCCTCATCTACTACATACCGGAAACGAGTTCGAAACGCCGGGCGATGGGGTCCCAACGTTCTCGATCCCGTTCAAGAAGGGCGTTCTGTAACCCGAGAATCCGAGAGTTCGAATGGCGCTCGCGCTGGGCGTGTCCTTGCTATCGCGCCGCAGCCAGCGTCCAGAGCGTGCCGCCCAGCGCGGGGTCACGTCCAGGGCCGCCGTTGGCGTAGACGCGCTCCTCGAACGACGGAGCACTCTTCGCATCGGTCGGAACCGTCCCGCGGCGGAAGGTCAACTCCAGGCTGTCGCCACCAGGGCACCGCACGTCCACGATCCGCCACGCCTCGCCCTCGCTCGTGAAGATCGGCGCGGACGTCAGCCATTGCGTGGCCGCGGGCCGCGGCGTCGACGGTTCGTGCGACGGTGCGGGTGAGCGATACGCATAGTGGTAACTGTGGCCGGCCTTGCCCGGCCGCTCCACGACGAGGCCGAGCAACGGGCGTCCGTCGGCCCACTCGGCAACGCGCGCCTGCACGATGCGAGAACCCTCCGGCAAGTCGAGAGTCAGCGGTCCGTCCGGCCGCTCTCGTCCGTCAGCGCCCCGCTCCGTCACCATGACGCGAAGTCCCCAGTCCGCCGGGTCGAAGAGGGAGACGATGATCGAGCCCTCGCTCTTCGTAAGCACCGCATGCACGGGCTTTGCACGTGGCCCGCCGCCCGCGAGTGCGCCGGCAACGAGCACGCCCGCGAGAGCCACCGCGGCGACGGCAGCGACGAAAACTGAAGTCCGCAT